CGCCACGCGGCTGGCCGGCGGGAACCGAAAAGCGGCCGCACGTCTGGCCAAGGCCGCGGAAAAGAAAATGGGCACCATGGACAAGGTGCTGATCCTGGAGGCCGTGGTGCTGATCCTCTATACCGCGGCGGATCTGCTGGTATTCTGGCACACCGGGAACGAGCCGGACACTCTGACGGCCTGCGTGTTCGGCGTCTGCGGATTTGAAAACGGGGTCATGGGGTGGATCAAGACCACCAAAGAAAAACAGGCGGCGGAGGCCGCCAGAACGAGCGGGAGCGGCCGCGGGGCCGCCCCGGCGGAACCGCCCACGGAGCGGGAGGAACCGCCCGACGTGGGCCTGTAAGGAGGGAAAACACTATGACAGAAAACCAACTGCGGCAGAAAGTGGCCGACATTATCAACGCATGGGTGGGGGCAACCAAGGGGAGCGCCAAGCACCTGGAGATCCTGGAGATCTACAACGGCCACAAGCCCCTGGCCCGCGGCTACAAAATGCAGGTGAAAGACGCATATTGCGCGGCCACGGTGAGCGCGGCCTATATCAAGGCCGGGATCGCGGAGTACACCGGGACCGAGTGCGGCGTGGAGAAGTTCGTGCAGATCGCAAAGGGAAAGGGCATTTGGGTGGAGAATGACGCCCACATGTGCCATGTGGGCGGCGCCTGCGTGTACGACTGGGACGACAACGGGAAAGGCGACTGCACCGGAGCCGGGGACCATATCGGCATTGTCACCCAGGTAAACAGCGCGGCGGGCACCTTTGTGGTGACAGAGGGCAACATGAGCGGCGGCAAGGTGGGCAAGCGAACCATGGCCATCAACGGGAAATATATTCGCGGTTTTATCTGCCCGAATTTTGCCGATATTGCCAAGAAGCTGGGCGGCAGCTCCAGCGGAACAGCCACAACGAGCGGTCCAACTATTTACACGGTGAGATCCGGGGACACCCTTTCCAAGATTGCCAGCACCTACGGCACCACCGTGGACACCCTGGCGGAGATCAACGCCATCCAAAACCGGAACCTGATCCGGGTGGGCCAGGTGCTTATGCTCCAGGACACCCCCCAGGCCGCGGCGGACAAGCTGGAGGCCATGGGGGTGATCAACTCCCCGGACTACTGGGCGGACGCAGCGGAGGCCGGAAAGGTGCAATACCTGGAGATCCTGCTGAAAAAGGCCGCGCAGACCATAACCAGGGCCGGGACCCGCACCGCAACGCCGGAGGAGGGCGTGGCCGCCCTGGTGGCCGCCGGCGTGATCAACACCCCGGACTATTGGCTGGCCAACTATGACACATTCCCATCCCTGGACCTGCTGCTGTGCGCCCTGGGCGGGGCTGTGAAATAATTTCAAGGAGGACATATCAATGGAAACCATCATGCAGTACATTCCCCTGGCGGTGTCCGCCATCCTGCTGGCGGCCCTGATCCTGACCGTGATCACCAACATCATCACCCAGGTGGTGAAGAAAATCACCTGGGACAAGATCCCCACCAATATCCTGGCGGTGGTGGTGGCCATGGCCGTCACCCTGGTGGCGTTCTTTGCGGTGTTCCAGATCATGGGCTGGGCCGTCACCTGGTACATGGTGGCCGGAGCGGTGGCCCTGGGCCTGTTCGTGGCCTATGCGGCTATGTTCGGATTTGACAAACTGCGGGAGGCTATGGAGCAGATCACGAACTGGAACAAAGACAAAACGGAGTAAACGAAACCCCCGGCACCGTGTAGGTGCCGGGGGTTTCGTTTACATTTCAGAGGTTAGACAGATAAACGATCCGGCGTATTCCTCTATTCGAGTAGGGTGCAGGCCATCATCAATAACTACACAATCAATAGTATTAGGTCTATTTGTCCACAATCGTATGACCTCATGCGCCCACTGAACCGTGGAAGATAGCAAACGATCCTGGCGTCGCAAAATAGTAGCAGAAAGGCAAACGGCTACGGCGGCGCGGCCATATTTGCGGACAACATCGGAGAAAACGGACGAAACCGAGGTTGTAGACAGTTCACGGGCGGCGGATTTTGCGAGGGACAAGAAAGCAAATTTTGCCTCCCGCGTCCCATCACCGTTGATTTTGCGTAGTTCGCTGGAAAAAGTTTTATCGAGTTTCATTATAAATCCTTTCTGCCGGGAAGTAGCCGCCCGGCCCGGCCTGTATTGATTTATCGAGCAAAGAACACGCCGGGGCCGCGGCGGGATATAGTGGAGGCGTCCAGCCGCATGGCCAGATCAATGATCTTTTTTCGGGTGGCGTGGTCTGTTTCGGCGACGGGGGCAAGAGTGGAACGGACCCCGGCGGGAACGATGGAAAGCGCCCAGGCCACCAGATCCCTTTCCGCCTTTATCAACGCCGCCCTGGCGGCCATATCGGCCTTTTGCAGTTTGACGGCCTCCGGGTCCGCCTGGTACTCCGCCTCCAGGGCGTCAAAAACGGCATCGTTTTCGATTTGCCAAAGGCACCGGGCGGGCCGGCCGCGCCGGTCCGTGGCGCCCCTGGCCGCCAAAAACGCCCGTTCATGGGCGGCGGCCCTGGACCCGGCCAATTCGCTGACCCGCCGGGCCTGGTTATAGGTGCGTTGCGGTTCGCTGTATCTCATATTATCCTGCCTTTCCACTGGGGGCGCCTGATCCACCGGATCAGGCGATTGCCTCCAGTTCCATATCTTCAATTTCGGCCCAGGTAAACCCCAGGCGGTGCATATCGTCCCCAACATCGGAGAGGACCACGCTGGCCTCCATGGTGAGGTCCGCATAGCACCGGGCGGCGAACATCTTATAGACTTCCACGGCCCGCTCCATGGTGAAAACCTGGATATTGCCAACCATGGCCCCATACTTCCCGTTTTGCTTAATCAACATGATTTTTACCACCTTTCAGAATTTTGCGGAACAACCGCCGGAGCGGGACGAACACCGCCACAAATATCACAAGAGAAATTATAAATTTCATCGTCTGCCCTCCTATTGACAAAACCGGATGATTTGTTTTATATTTGGGGTGCGGGGTTGAGGCCCCGCACCCCTGGCCTTTACCAGTCCAGCAATTTGAGGATTGCGGCTGTAATCAGGCCGGAGATCGTACCAGCGAGAATGTCGGCTGCCAGGCTTTCCATTCTGCTGGGCGCCGTGGGCTTTCGCCTACGGCGTTTTTTCTTGCTCATTTCAACCACCCCCTTTCCCCTTGAACTGATTAAATTATACATCTAACAGGAGATAAAAACAAGAGGCAGAATAAACAAATCTAACGTGAGATATTTATATAAATCTAACAGTAGATAAAAATAAAAATCCGTGGTATTATGAGGGCGAGGTGATAAATATGGGCAGACCGAAAAAAGAGGGCGCTATGAGCGCCACGGACTACAAGCGGGCTTTCAACGAAAAGAACTATGATCGCCTTTCCCCGTATGTAAAGAGAGGAAAGAAGGATCGTTACAAGGCGGCGGCCGCCGCCGCTGGGCATAGCCTTAATGAGTTCATGGAAACCGCCATGGACCGCCTGGCGGACGAAATCCTGGGAAAAGAGTAGCGGAGCCACACGCGCCGGGGTGGCCCGCATGAATAGCCGCCCCGCCGGAATAATCATTTTTCTTTGTTCAGACTATTACCACGGATTTTGAGGAAAACCGCGCTAAAGTTAAGAAAAAGTCTGGTTATTCCCACACGGAGGCGCGGCGGTGAAGAAATTTCTATACCATGGAAAGAAGAATATATGCGGGGACCGGATCAGACTGGCGCGGCTGGGGAAACGGCTGTCACAGACGGATCTGGCCCGTATGCTCCAACTGCAAGGGGTCCCGGCGGAGCGGGACATAATCAGCAGGATGGAAATAGGGGATCGGCTTGTCACGGATTACGAGGTGGTGACGATAGCTGAGGTCCTGGACGTTTCCGTGGTGTGGCTTTTGGGAAAGGAAGAATGAAGGCCGGCGTGGGTTGAACCACGCCGGCCTTTCTTTGCGCAGGGGGTACGCTATGAATTACAAGGGCTTTCATCACCTGAAATGGGAGGACCGGCTAAAAATAGAAGGGGCGCTGAAAACCGGCGGCAAAGTGGCGGAGATCGCGGAAATGCTGGGGGTGTGCCGGAAAACCATATACAATGAGATCAAGCGCGGCCTGTGCCTCCAGCAGAAAGAGGGATACATATTCCAGGAGGAATACTGCGCCGAGGTGGCGGAGCGGAAGTATCAGGAGCACTTACGGGCGAAGGGGCCGGAAATCAAACTGGGCAAGGATCACGCTTTCGCCAATTTCATCGAGCGGAAGATCATAGACGACCACTATTCCCCGGGCGCGGTGCTGGCCTACATCGAGGCGGTCGGCTTGGAGTTTGAAACCCACATCTGCGAAACCACGCTATATTCATACATCTACCGGGGGGACGTGTTCCTGGACCTGACGGCGGAACACCTGTTGTATAAAGGGGAGCGGCGGCGGGAGTACGAACAGCGTGAGCGGGCGAAAGAGGCCCCTGGGGACACCATCGAGGACCGGCCGCCGGAGGTCCGGGCGCGGAATACGTTTGGCCACTGGGAAATGGACAGTATTATGGGGCCGGTGGGATCCAAGGCGGCCCTGCTGGTGCTGACCGAGCGGCTGACGCGCTGGGGCCTGGTGATCCGGGTCCCGGACCATACGGCGGAAAGCGTGGTCCGGGCGCTGAACCGGGTGGAGCGGAGGATGGGAAAGCGGTTCCGGGAAGTGTTCCGCACCATCACCGTGGACAATGGCAGCGAGTTCATGGACTGCGACGGCCTCCAGAGGTCATACAGGTTAAAAGGCCCGCGCACAAAAATATATTACTGCCACCCATATTCCCCACAAGAGCGCGGGAGCAATGAGAACATGAACAGGATCCTGCGGCGGTGGTTCCCAAAGGGGACGGACTTTGACCAGGTGACGGAGGCGGAAGTGGCCATGGCGGCGGAATGGATGAACAACTATCCGCGCCGGGTCCTGGGGTGGAAATCCGCCGGGGCCGTTTTCGAGGAGTACCTGGCCGCCTGAAATCTGCACAGCGGGAGCGGGACAACCGGGGCCGGGTTTTGGCCGCCGGTGATTTTTCGTGCCCAGCCAAGGGCGAAAACCAGAGAAAAACCCCGCTCCACAAGGGTGGAGCGGGGAAAGTATATCACACTTCAAAAATTTTTCTTGATATTTTGTAATTTATACTTGACTTTTTCATCGGCAGGCATTACTATTAGGTTACACAAGGTCAACCGACCGAGTGTAGCCTAATTTTTTTGTACGTTTGGAGGTGAGGACATGGCCGACTATGCTTTCAGGACCATTGAGGACCGGAAAGAAATTCAGAGAATGTGGGAGGGCGGACGTTCTCCGCGGGAGATCGCCGGGGCCTTCGGGAAGTCCCTGGACGTGGTTTATAACGAACTGAACCGGGGCCGGGACGGAACCAGACTGCCGGACGGCCGCCTGCGGTATAGCGCCGATTTTGCCCAGGGGAAGGTGCGGCAATCCCTGGAACGGCGAGGCAGGAAGGCCGGAAGGCCCACCACCGAAAAGCAGGCGGCGAAACAGTAAGCCGCCGGAAAGGACACGCCATGAAACGAAAGGAAATTAAGTGGCGACGGGAAGGGCGCGGCACCATGACCGGGCGACAGGACGGGATCATTTTTCGGATCTTCCACCCGTGGGAGGCACCGGAGCAGGTCCACACCGTAAGTTGCCACGACACAAGAAGCACCGGGAGAACGATCAACACGGCGGGATACAGGGAATTTACCTGGGAGGAGGCCGTGGAGTTCTGCCAGAAGATCGCGGCCGGGGAAATCAACCTGAAGGACCTGCAGACAAAGTTCGACGCGGAGGACATGGCCAAAGAGCGGGAGGCCGTGAGAGAGACAACGGAAAAGGCCAAGCGGCTGGCCGTAAGGCTGGAAGGGTACGGGATGAAGTACAACGACCTGCTGGAACTGGAGGTTTTGCGCCACGCCCTGGGGGAAATGGGGCACAAGATCCTTGTGGGATACTACCGCGGGGAGGGCTGGCCGGATGGGACCTAAAGAGAGCGGAGCCGCCCAGGTGGTGGCCTACATACAGGGGAAGGGAGCAAAACCGACCGCGGAGAAGGTGGCGGAGGCCGCCGAAACCATAAAGGCCCTGGCGGACGAACTGGCCGTGATTTGGGCGGAGGCGGCCGCGGCCATGCGGAACATGGTGGCCGCCATGGTGCGGGCGCGTGAAATGGAAAAGGCCATCCGGTGGGCGGAGGTGGCCAACAAACCCCTGGCCTACCGCTATCACCACACCAAGAAAAAGAGGACCCGCAAGAAGTACGCCAAGCGGATCCTGGCCTGGTATCGGGAGGAGGTCCTGTAAGTGTTGCGGCTGACAGCCAACAAAACCAAACTTTACACACTGGTGGCGCATTTTGTGGACAACCTGCCGCCCATGCGGAGCGGGACCGAGTTCATCAAGTACCCGCGCCGCCCGGACTACGCCCTGAACTGGATCACCCCGGAATGGAACACGGCCCACGCCTTTTTCTCCGCCTGCATGGGCCGCCCCCTCCTGGCCATTGAGATCAAGGACGGGGAAACCGGCAAGACGGTGAGCCGCACCACCCACGCCCTGGACCTCCAGGATCTCCGGGAGCGCGGCATGGTGGAGGAGTTCACAGCGGCGGCGGAGCGCCGGCGGAATAGGAGGACACCATGCCATACATATACAGGACCGTAAAGGCCGGAATGGTAAAGAAACCGCCCACCGGGCAGGGTGGGCGGAAGTGCGAGGGATCACCCCGGAATATGGATAAACCCGGCTTTGACCTTGCAAATGTAGAAATCAGACCCCGGAAAAGCCTGGGCAAGGGAGTATTTCACCACGTTAAAGGCGGCGGCAGAAAATAACTCATAACTTCCGGGGTAAAGCGGTTTGATCTCCATGTCCTCCCCGCAATCTGAAAAGGCACCGGACACGGCGGAGAGATCCACGGGATCACGAAAATGGAGATAGTACCAATTCACGCGCAAAGCATATCACCCCCTTTCTCACCCCATTCTACCACGCGGGGCTGGAGCGGGACAAGCATAGGAGGAACCCATGAGCGAACAGAGGAGGCGGCCGGCCAGGCTGGAGATCGGCCTGGAAGTGGTACGGACGCCGCAGACGATATTCGAGGAGGAGGCGCACGGGAAAGCCATCCGGCGGCCCATGCGGGGCCGTGTGACCTATGTTCACCCGCGGGGGCGGTTCCATGTCGTGGCTTTCGAGGTGCGCGGGAAAACGATAAAGGAAACCTTTCAAGGTGTGGAGGTTTGACAATGGACAAAAAAGCGGAATTTTTGAAAATCTGGACCGAGCGGGTCCGGCGGGACTATGCGGACAACCTCCTGGCGTGGCTGGAGCGGGAAACGGACTTTTTCGAGGCCCCGGCCTCCACCCGGCACCACGGGGCGCGCCCGGGCGGCCTGCTGGAACATTCCCTGAACGTGTACCACCGTCTGCGAATGATATACATGATGGAACACGAGAGGCCGGATCTGCCCTCCGGGATTGCGGAGGAGGCAGAAGAAACCATAGCCATCTGCGCCCTGTTGCATGACGTGTGCAAGGTGAATTGCTACCATGTGGAAACCAAGCGGCGGAAGAACCCGGAAACCGGGCGCTGGGAGGACTTCCAGGGGTATGCCTTCCGGGACCCCCTGCCGCTGGGACACGGGGAGAAAAGCCTATACCTGATCCAGCGGCACATGGACCTGGAGCCGGAGGAGGCCCTGGCCATCCGGTGGCACATGGGAGCCTATGACAACGCGGCCAAGGCGGATCCCCGCGCCCTTTCGGCGGCTATGGCCGCCACCCCCTGGGTGTGGCGCCTCCAGGAGGCTGACATGTGCGCGGCCTGGGTGGATGAACGGGAGGCGGCAGAGGAATGAAAAAGAACCTTTGCAAGCCCTGCGCGGTGGAGATCGCCGCCCGGAAGGATCGGGAGGTCCAGCAGTTGCCGGGGAGGTCCGAGAAGATCACCTGCGACAAGTGCGGCCGGCGGCGGTTCGGCCTCCCCTATGAGGTCAAGCGCAAGTTTTTCGCGGGAGGAGGCGGCAAAAAGTGAGCCAGAGGAAAGCGAAAGAATACCGCCGGGCCATGGAGCAATACAAGGCCGTGGCGGAGGACGTGGACAGCCTGAAACGCCGGATCGGGGCCATGGAGGCCCGCCACCGCCGGGAGGACCGGGACAAGGTGGCAGAAATGTACCGCCGCCGCGCCCTGGCCGCGGAACGGGCGGACCTGGAAATGGCCAAGGCCGCGGAGAAAGCCGAGAGGGCGCGGAAGGCGGAGAGGCAGCGGAAGAATGAGCGCCGCCGGCAGATCGTCCGCCGCCGCAGGATCGCCACCGTGGTATGCCTGGCCGCCCTGCTGGTGGCCATGGTGTGGGCCATCGTTATGGCCTGCGCGGCGGAGGGGACCGACAGGCCGGCCACCTCCCCCGCCCCCGTGGCCGTTATCAGGACCCCGGGCGTGGAGGACCAGGCCGCCGGAGAGGACCCGATGGAGGCGGAGAAGATCGAGGCCGCCCTGCTGGAACAGGGGTATTTTTCGGACGCCATCCCCCTGCCCTATGACCTCCAGGACATAATGCGGACGGCCTGCGAGGAATACGGGTGCCCCTATCCCCTGGCCCTGGCCGTGGCGGAGGTGGAAAGCAACTTCGACGCGGCGGCCGTGGGCGCCGTGGGGGAAGTGGGGATCATGCAGTTAAACCCGGGGCCGCAGAACACCTACTGGGTAAACCTGGAGGCCGAAACCGGGAAGGACCCAACAGACACGGCCGGGAACATCGTCTGCGGGGTGTACCTGCTGGGGACCCACCTGGCCAACTATGAGGACGCAGAAAAGGCCCTTATGGCCTACAACATGGGACCGGGAGGGGCAACACAGGCATGGGAGGCCGGGACCACCTCAACCGGCTACACCGCCAAAGTCATGGAGGCCGCGGACCGATGGGCGGCGGTGGTGGGGTGAAACCGTTTAACTTTAACGAGGACAGCCGGGCGCAAACAAGAAGGGCCGCCGAGGAGCGATCCAGGATCCACCGCTGGCAGGTCCCTGGCAGCTCCAGGGTGGTCCACCCGGCCCATGGGGCCGTCGTGGTGCCGCACACCTCCAACCTGGGCGCGATCATGAACGCGGCGGAGGTGTGGCGGTGCGACTGGGTGACGATCCTGGACGCGGAGGTGTGGGCCGCCGATCCTTCGGAGCCGGTGGCCGAAATGCCGACACATTATAAATAAGGAGGGCAGACTGGTGATCATCGAGGAAAAGGGCCTTGTAAAGGCCATCAAAGACGCATACCGACACGGCGGCTATACCGTTCTGAACCAGGACGGGGACGTGGCGATCTACACAGAAGGGTGGTTCGTGCGGTGCCAGTGGAACAAACTGCCGCGCAAGGCGCTGGCCACCATCGTGGAGCACATGGGCATGATCCCGGACGCCGGGGAGGCCGTGTCCATCGAAAAGGACGACCAGCCACAGGCCGTCATGGCCGGGATCGTGAGCGACGACGTGACCAGGTGGATGGGCGGAGAGGCGGCCGGCATGGCCACCTATGTGCCCGTCATGTTCCGGGGGTATCAGTTGTTTCAGGAGGTGGGCGGCCGCCTGACGTATGGCGTGGAACCCACGCCCCTGGCCATCGTCGAGCGGGTGGCGGCGGAAAGGGGCACCGCCGCAGTATCCGACGGCCGGGATCTGGTTTGGACCCATGACGGTGAAACCGTGGTCCTGAACACGATCAGAAAAACCACATGGGCCTGGGAGTGGGAGCGGGCCGTGTGGGAGGCCCTGGAGAGCGTGGACCTGCACCAGAGGGAGGGCTGACCGTGACGGAGTTTGAAAAAATCACCGTTTCCAAGGCCGTCCTGGGGTCCTTCCTGGCCTCCCTCCCCTGCCTGGAAGGTCCCTGGGATACCGCCTTCCACCGGGAGTTCTGCGACAAGTGCGAGGCGGAGAACTGCGACAACTGCCCCCATGAGGAGGAGCGCAACAACCCGGGGTGGTGGCTGGGACTGATCCATACCGGGACCGGCCCGGTGGCAACCGAGAGCCAGGACCCGTACAAGAGACAGGCCGCCACCCTCCGCATGGAGGCCATGCACCAGCGGATCCGTTTTGGCCGTGACCTCCTGGCAAAGGAACTGGAGGAGGCCGCGGCCACCATTGAAGATCTGGCGAAACTGCTGGAGGCAAAAGAGGATGAAAAAGGTTGAAATGGACCGCGTGACCCTCTATCAAGGGGACTGCATAAACACCATGGCGAAGATCGCGGACGGTTCCGTGGACGGCCTGATCATTGATCCGCCATACTCCAGCGGCGGGACGTTCTCCACCCAGCGGAAGGCGGAGAGCGGGAAAAAGTATTTGGACACGGGAGGCGCCAAGCAGACGGAACTGCCGTCTTTCAGCGGCGACAACATGGACATGCGCAGTTTTACCATGTTCATGCGGGCCGTCCTATTCGAGGGGCGGCAGAAAACCAAGGAAAGCGGCGTCTGCTGCGTGTTTATAGACTTCCGCAACCTGCCGGCGGTGGCGGACGCCATGCAAATGGCCGGGTGGACCTGGCGGGGGATCGCCGTATGGGACAAATTAAATTCAAGGCCGCAAAAAGGCCGGTTCAAAAATCAGTGTGAGTACATCGTGTGGGGAAGTAATGGGGCCATGCCGCCGGATCGGGGCGTCCCCGTTCTGGATGGGGTTTTCCGGTTCCAGAATGTCCCCACCGCAAGAGCGCACCACCAGACGGAAAAGCCCATAGGGCTGATGGAAAAGGTGGTTGAGATCGTCCCGCCGGGCGGGACGGTGCTGGACTGCTTTATGGGGGCCGGGTCCACGGGCGTGGCCTGCGTTAGGACGGGCCGCCGGTTTATCGGAATTGAACTGAACGAATTTTATTTTGAAACCGCCGCCAGGCGGATCGAGGAGGAAACGAGCCAGGAAACCCTGTTTTGCGGGGGGGGGCACCCTGATAACAATACTGATATTTTCGGCCGCGACGCCTAAAAGGCGCGTGAAATAAAAGGAGGAAACCACCATGAAGATCAGACACACCATTGAAAATGAAAGCACCTGGGAGAAGTTGAAAGCGGCCGTTGTGGCCGGGACGGCGGGGGCGCTGATCCAGCCGTTTAACGAAATCGACTTGACCCTGGAAAACGGCGCGGCCATCACCGTCGTGGCGGCCGCGCACCTCC